TCTTCCCTCCATTTTTTTTGTGCCTCTTTTGCTTTTAATTTTCTCTCGGGGTCATCTCTATATATTTTTTTTTTTTTAGAAAGTTCTTCTTTATTCTCTTCCCTCCATTTTTTATTATAATTTGCTATTTTTTCTGCATTTTCTTTTGCATAATTTTTTTGATATTCTATTTCTTCTTCTTTGTGTTCTTCATAATGTTTTTTTCTTCTTTCTAATACCTTTTCTTTATTTTTTTCATAGTTTTTGTGTTTGTATTCTTGGATATTATTATCTATAAATTGTCCTGGTAATTCAAAATTACATAAAGGTTTAAGTTTTTCTATATAACTGCCTTCTAAAGTAAGTGCTTCATATTTATTTTTTAAATTAGCAGTTTCTAATATTTTGAAACTCCAATTATCAAAGCCACCATTTTCTCTAATAATTCTATAAACTTTTGTATTATATTTTTTATTTTTTTCACTATTATTATAGCAATTATTTTTATGTTGAGATTTTCTTTGTGTTAAATTAGTAGTATGACCTATATAAAATTCTTTTACATCAGGATTTATACAATATAATTTATATATTATTGTATTTGAATAGTCAATTAGTTTTTTCGGCATTTTATAATTTATTATAAAATTATATCTTTAAATCAATTTTATAATATCTTATACAAATTAGTTTTCGGTTTTATAATTTAATTAAAAATCATCACCAAAATCAAACGCTTCATCAGGGTCAGCAACTTTTGTTGCTAAACTATACTCAGCCACGCGCGACTCAAAAAAATTAGATTTAGTATTTAAACTAATAAGGGTCATCCAGTCAAACGGACAAGAAGACCCATAAATTTTATCACCTCCAAGTTGAACGGCTAATCTATCAGCAACAAATTCTATATATTGCTGCATTAACATACCATTCATACCAATTAAACGACAAGGTAAAGCATTATTAATAAAATCAATTTCAATATCAACAGCTTCTCTAATAATTTCTTCTATTTTTTGTTTTTTAAGAGGTCTCTCTAATTTATTATGTAATAAAACAGCAAATTCTGTATGTAGCGCTTCATCTCTAGATATTAACTCATTAGAAAAACATAATCCAGGCATAATACCACGTTTTTTTAGCCAAAAAATAGAACAAAATGCTCCACTAAAAAATATACCTTCAACAACAGCAAAAGCAACTAATCGCGTAGCAAAACTAGAACGCTTGTCTTGTATCCATTTAATAGCCCAATCAGCTTTTTTCTTAATACAAGGATATTCATTTAAAGCATTAAACAACTTATTTTTTTCAGTTTTATCTTTAATATAAGTATCAATAAGGGTAGAATAAGTAATAGAATGAATATTTTCCATAGCGATTTGCAGACCATAAAAGGCACGAGCTTCTGCTAGTTGAATTTCAGACATAAATCTCATACCAAGATTTTCAAGAACAATTCCATCACTAGCAGCAAAAAAAGCTAAAATCATAGATATAAAATGTTTTTCATCGGGATTAAGGGCTTCCCAATGTTTCATATCTTTGGATAAATCAATTTCTTCAGCTCGCCAAAATAAATCTTCTTGTTTTTTATACATTTGCCATATATCTTGGTCTTTAATTGGAAACATAACATACCTATTATCGTCTTCTTTTAATAATGGTTCTACAAAAGCTTTGCTCATCCTAAATAATATATGTTGATATTTTTATATTTTTTAAAAATATAATTTACGAAAGTTAATAAAAAATTTTAACAAATAAATAATTATTATTTTATAAAATTATAATATAAATGTCTGCGACTTTAAAAAGTATGACTCGTAGTTTAAAAAGTGTAACAAAAAGCGTAGAGCCATTATTAAAAAACGATACATTAACCTATTTTGTTATGTTTTTAACAATAGCATTAAGCGTAGGTTATTTAGCAAATAAAAGTTATAATGCAATAGTATTATTATATTTACTAGCAGGTTTAATGTTTTTAGTATGTAAAAATATAGTGTGCTCTTTAGGAATATCAATAGTATTAACAAATTTATTTTTGTCATTAAGTCAAACTGAGAATTTTGAGCGTTCAATGAATAATTCGGAAAAAAAAGAAAAAAAAGAAAAAAAAGAAAAAAAAGAAAAAAAAGAAAAAACAGAATAATTATAAATTAATTATTAAATATAAATAATTTATAATTTTATAGTAATGATAAGATTGGGTGATTTAGGAGAACAAGTAGCTTATGAGGATGAAGTAATAAAAAGAACTTTAATAAATGTAAAGGAGCAAGAAAAGAACTTAATAAAAAGATGTCATGATTTACAAGATTTTAAGAAAAATAATTTTTTAGAGTTTATACCATATATAAATGATGAATTAGAAATTTATAAACAATTTATATTATATAAAAAATCAAATAAAGAAGAACAATATAAAGCATTATTAAAAATTTTAGAATATTTAAATACAATAAATTCAAAAACTAAAGAAATAGAAACACAAAAAATATTATTAAAATTAAAATTAATAGAAAAAGAATTAATTCCATATAAAGAATTATTAATGTAAATATTTTATGGGGGGGAGACCGCCCCCTTAAAGAAACCAAGGTTTCCTTAAACCTTCCTACGTTAAATAGTGGTTTGCTAAGCAAACCACATGTTAATATACGTGGGTTTTAGGGAGCAGAGCTCCTTAATCGCGGTAGCTTCGCTATTAATAATTAATAAAAACTTAAAGATATTTTACCAAATTATATTTAGACACTATTTTTGTTTTTTTCTATATTTCGCAACTTTTAACAAGTATTTATTTAAATTTTTAGATAAAATATTTAAAACAATTATTTATTTTAAATATTTAGAGTTATTTATTAACGAAGTTATAATTCTCTCACAATTATTTAAATTTATTATTATTTTTAATTATTTATCTTAATTTTTAAATACAATTACGTTAATAATTCTATTTATATTAGCGAAGCTACCGCGTAGGGGGCGGTCTCCCCCAAAGAATTAATTCCATATAAAGAATTATTAATGTAAATATTTTATATTTATTATATATAAAATGAAAAATAAAATGAAATTTAATTTAAATAATATAGTCAATAATAAGTATGTTTTATATCTTGTAGCATTAGTAGCTTTAGTTGATATTATAGGATATTTAATGAGACAAGAATTTAGCGCAGTTTTATTTTTTTATTTGGTAGGAATGATAACATATTTTTATACAAAAAATATGACAATAGTTTTGGGATCTGCTTTAGTAGTAACAACATTAGCACATTTAATTAAAAATATTGTAGGTATAAAAGAAGGATTAGAAAATGAGATCGAAGAAGAAGCGGTAGAAGAGGTAGAAGAGGTAGAAGAGGTAGAACCGGAAAGAGAAAAAGTAATAAAAAGACTAGAAATGGGAGAAAAAAATAGTAAAAGCGGTTCAAAAGAAAAAACAGAAGTTTTAAAAGGTTTAGAAATAGATAAAAGTTCTAAAGAAAAATTAGATGGTGTAAATAAAGATGCAACAAAAATATTAGAAGAATTTAAAAAAAAAGGTGTTAAATCAGGTTATCAAAATAAACAAAAATTAACTCCAGGTCTTTACAACATGCCAAATAAAGCTCAATTAGATAAACAATTAGGGGAAGCAGATAAAATTGAAGCGGCATATGATAACTTAGAGAAAGTAATAGGTGATAATGGAATAAAATCTATGTCAGCTTCAACAAAAGAATTAGTAAGACAACAAAATGAATTATTAAAAGGATTAAAAGATATAACTCCAGCATTACATGAAGCAATGGGAGCAATTGGAAAAATTGATTTAGGAGGATTAAAACAAATGTTTAATTCAACAAGTTCAGCATTATCAAAAGAATAAAGAAGTAAAATATAATATATTTGAATATATAAAATATATTATGTATAATTTAAAAAAAAATTTAAATTTAACAGTTTTAACAGGAATAGTTTCATATTTATATTTATATTCATCATTATTGAATAATAACTATAATATAATATTTATTTATTTTGCTGTATTACTAATAGGATATTTTATAGTAGGTATAAAAATTTATGAATATAATTTATTAATTATAATAATAGATATTTTAAATAAAATTTATAAAGTGAGAGAAGGTAATTTTGAAAGTAAACATAGAAAAGCAAAATCAAATGCAAAAAATAATCCCAAATTTAATAAAGATACATCAAAAGATCCTGGTATAACAGGTGATATGACAGAAGAAGAGGGAAATAAATTAACGGATAAAATGGCAGAAAAAGATGAAGAAAATGAAGGTAGAGGAAAAAAACCAACCATGAAAGATGATGGTTCTAAAAATGAAGCCACAGATATGGATATAATGAATATAAGTCCCAGATAAATTAATTATATATTTAATATAAATTATATATATAATAGAATATGACAAAAAAATGTCCCCCAGGAATAATTTGTGTTGAAAATTATACATTTTTATTTTTTGGTTTATTAATATTAACAGTATTAGTATTTTTGTATATAAACTCTAATAAAAACACTTCATTAGTATACAATAAAACAGATAACTATGATTATAAAAATAATAATTCATCACAATCAGGTTTATTTCCAAGACCAAGTTATTCATTTTCTAATGTAAATAACGATATATTATTAAATCCATATAGCGCCCCTAAGAGAGATGATAGAATATTTAATAATGATAATTATAATAGTCCAAAAATTCCAATAAATCAACCCACACAATCAGTAGATACTAATTATAGACAAATTGGTATTTTGACAAGAGTGCATGGAGGAGAGACAATATTACCTTTAATGGGTCGTCCATTATTTAGTAATAGAGATAAATGGAATTTTTATACAATGAATGATAAAAATAATATGATTAAATTGCCTATAACTTTTAAAAATAAAAGTTGTACAAGTGATCAAGGGTGCGATAATGTTTATAATGGTGATACATTATATGTTGAAGGATATAATGATTTATTTAGAGTGACAGTATATGATAATAATACGATGCAATATATACCATATTTATAAATTTTTTTTTATTTTTAGTATATATAAATCCAATTTAACATTAATTAAAATATATAATATTTATTTATTTTAATTAATATGGTGTGTTATGATTTTTCCAACCAAAAGGCCAAGATATATTTGGATTACAATAAGTTTGTAATTGAAACGATGAACAATAATCCATTAAATACAATAGATTTATCAGCAGAATATGTAAAAGTAAAAAATTTATTAGTAGAAGGTGATATTTCCATTAATCAAATATTTGATTTAGATGCAAGTATGTTGCAAATTTTTACACAAGCTTATGATGATGATCAGTCCTTTTGTAATCTAGATGTAGTTTGTGATTTGAGTTTAGGTGGTACTTTTTATGGTCCAGAAACTTTAATAATTGATCCTATATCACACGGAGATAACTCAGGAACAGTTGTAATTAGAGGAAATTTACAAATTTTAGGCGAGCATACATTCATAAATTCTCAAACAATAGAAGTTAGTGATAATATTATTAGAATGCATGCTAATTACGATTCATTAATTTATGGAGGTATTGAAGTGGTAGATGATAGTGGAGTAATAAGACAATTTTTATGGAGTAACTTAGAAGATAGATGGATACTAGATCAACCATTATATATTGATAATGATTTAGATGTATCAAAAAATGTAAATATATCAGGAGATTTAGTAGTAGATGGAAATTTTGATTTATCTGGAAGAATAGATGTAGATAATGATGCCAGTTTTAATGGAAATGTAGATATTTCAAATCATTTAACTGTTGAAGGTGATGCATCATTTAATGGAGATGTTGATATAAGTGGAATATTAAAGGCAGACAATATATCATTAGGGGAAATTTTAAAAGGATTAGGTAGATTTTTATTATTAGATACTTGTGGAAACATAGTAGATAGTTCATTTATTTCATTTGATGGTTCAAGTGTTATAATAGATACATCAGCAGGATTAAAAATTCCATCAGGAACTACAGATGAAAGACCATATCCACCCTTGAAAGGACATATCAGATATAATAGCACATTAGATTCATTTGAAGGTTATGATGGTACAAATTGGGGTAAATTAGGAGGATTAAGAGATGTAGATGGTGATACATATATATCAGTAGAAACATCAAGTGGTGCCGATAATGATGATTTAGATTTTTATACAGCAGGTATAAGATATTTACGAATAGATAATAGTGGTAATATTTTAATTGGTAAAAATGATAATTTAAGTAAATTTACTATATCTGGTGAAACAGGAGATACTCAAATTGCTGGTACTGTTGAAATTTCAGGTAATTCTGGGGGCGTTGGATTAACAGTTCATAATGATATAAGCGTCAATAATATTTATATGCATGAATTTTTATATGGTCCACAAGTTATGTATATTGATCCAGTCCACCCAACTGCTGATAATTCTGGTTTATTAGTTATTCGTGCAGATGTTCAAATATTAGGAACACAAACAACTATTAATAGCACTACAACAGAAGTAAGTAACAATATAATAGTCCATATTCCTGCTGCATTAAGTGAAGGGGGATTAAAAGTAAAAGATCAAAATGATGATTTAAGACCATTTGTATTTAAAAATGCTCCTGATTTTAGATGGGATTTAAGCGATGCTATAATATTTAGAGACGATGCTTCGTTTAGTAATAATGTCGATATATCAGAAAATTTATATGTAAATGGAGATGTATCATTTCAGAGAAACTTAGATGTTTCAGGAAGATTAACAACAACAAACTTTACTGTATTAGGTGATGTATCATTTAATGGTAATGTAGATATATCAGATAGATTAGTAACATATGGAGATGTATCGCTCGTAAGCAATGTTGATATTAGTGGTAAATTAAATGTTAAAGATACAGGAACATTTTCAGGTAACGGTAATGGATTAGTGGTAGTAAATGATGCGAGTTTAAATAATGATTTACATTTGGGTGGAACATTATATACTGGAAAAAATTTTGTTATTGATCCAAAAGGGCACGGAGATAATACTGGATTAGTTATAATACGTGGTGGATTACAAATTGATGGAAGTAGCACAATAATAAATTCATCAGTATTGGATGTAAGTGATCATAGAATATTATTATCAAGTAATTCAACAAATCAATCACAAACAGATGGTGCGGGTATAGAAGTATCAAATAATAAATTATTTATTTATGATTATGCTAATGATAGATGGCTAACTAATATTGGTCTAAATGTTAGTGGAGATTTAATAGTAAATGAAGATACATCTCTCAATAATGCTGTTGATATAAGTGGAAAATTTAATATAAATGGTGATACTTCATTTAATAAACCTGTAGATATAAATAATAATTTTAATGTTAATAGTGATTCATCTTTTAATGGAAATGTATATATAGATCATAATTTAAATATAAATGAAACATTAAGTGTGACTGAAGATGCTTCTTTTAATCAAAATGTAATTATTAATGAAACATTAGAAGTAGATGGTGTAGTAACTTTAAACAATAATGTAGATATATCAGAAAATTTATATGTAAATGGAGATGTATCATTTCAAAGAAATTTAGATGTTTCTGGAACATTAATGGCTACTACAATAAAAATTTTGGGAGATGTATCATTTGATGGATTTGTAGATATAAGTGATAGATTAGTATTATATGGAGATGCATCATTTAATCAAGACGTCGATATTAGTGGAATATTATATGGAAATGATTTAATAATAAATGGTGATGCATCATTTAATGAAAACGTAGATATTTCAGATCAATTAAATGTAAATGGTGATGCATCATTTAATGAAAACGTAGATATTTCAGATCAATTAAATGTATTTGGTGATGCTTCATTTAATAACGATATTGATATTTGTGGAATATTACATGGAAATAAATTAATATTAGATGGAGATGCATCATTTAATAATAATGTAGATATTTCAGAAAATTTATATGTAAATGGCGATGTAAGTTTTCAAAGAAATTTAGATGTTTCAGGTAAATTATTTGCAGCAACATTTGAAGCAATAGATGTTTCATTTAGAAATGTAGATGTAAGTAATAGATTAGTTGTAGATGGAGATGTATCATTGAATGGAAATATAGATATTTCAGATCAATTAAATGTAAATGGTGATGTTTCTATGAATTCAAATGTAGATGTTTCAGATCAATTAAATGTATTTGGAGATGCTTCATTTAATTCAAATGTAGATATATCAAATCGTCTAAACGTGGATGGTATAGCATTTGATGGATTAAGACAAGATTTAAATGTATTAAATAATGAAAATAGTTTAATAGTGGCCGTTGGAACATCAACATCAAAAATTGCATATTCACAAGATTTTGGTAATAATTGGACTGAAATAACTGCTACTTCAACTCTATTTACAAACACAGCTACAGGAGGACAATCAGTTGAATTTAATGGTTCAATGTGGTTAGCGGCAGGTAGAGGTACAAATCATATAGTATATTCATACGATGGAATAAATTGGAATGCCGGAGGTACAGTATTTTCTCATAGTGGTAGAGTAGTAAAATATGATAATTATAGAGGTCGATGGATTTTAATGGGAAAAGGAAATACTACTACAATAGCATATTCTTATGATGGTATTAATTGGACTACATTAGCAACAAATCCAATACAACAAACTATAATTGGTTTAGATTTAAATGAAACAGCATATGTAGTATGTGGAGAGACAACAGCAGGAGCACCAACATTGGCTCATTCATATGATTTAATTAATTGGACTACTGTAGGTGTTAATCCATTTGAATTTGGTAGATGTGTATTATGGACCGGTGAAAGATGGTTAGCAGGAGGAGTAAAAGGAGATAGAGATTATTCATTAATATTTTCAGATGATGGAATAACATGGAATGATATAGGTAATGCTACTAATTTAGCACAAGGTTCATTAAGCATATTTCAAGCATCATGTAATAAAATTGCTACAAATGGTTCAACTATAATAGCAGTTGGTTCAGGAACTAATTCAATTGCATATTCAAAAGATGGAGGATTAACATTTACTCCTCTTGGTACATCAATTTTAGGAAGTGGTTTTTCAGTAGCATGGTGCGGAACACAATGGATAGTAGGAGGTAATAATAGTGAGATGGCTGTTTCAAGAGATGGAATAGTATGGACTTCAGTTCAATCACCTTTTACATCAACAACTTTTGATATAGCATGGAATAGAAGTATATATAATTCATTGGTTGATATAAATGAAAGATTAAATACATTAGAAACCAAAATAGATGTATCATATAGAAATGTAGATATAAGTTTAAATTTATTAGTAGAAGGAGATGCATCATTTAATCAAAATGTAGATATATGTGGAACATTAAAAGTAAATAAATTAGTTGTAAGTAGCGATGTATCATTTAATAATAATGTAGATATTTCAGAAAATTTATATGTAAATGGAGATGTATCTTTCCAAAGAAATTTAGATGTTTCAGGGCAATTAGTTGCTACATCATTAAAAGTATTAGGAGATGCATCATTTAATAATAAAGTAGATATATCAGAGAATTTATACGTAAATGGAGATGTATCTTTCCAAAGAAATTTAGATGTATCTGGAACATTAATGGCTACAACAATAAAAGTATTAGGTGATGTATCATTTGATGGTTTTGTAGATATTTCTGACAGATTAGTAGTATATGGGGATGCTTCATTTAATGAAGATGTAGACATTAGTGGAACGTTATATGGAAATGATTTAATAATACATGGTGATGCATCATTTAATCAAAATGTAGATATATCTAATCATTTACAAGTATTAGGAGATACATCATTAAATAATAAAGTAGATATATCAGATAATTTATATGTAAATGGTGATGTATCATTTCAAAGAAATTTAGATGTATCAGGGCAATTAGTAGCAACAACATTAAAAGTATTAGGTGATGTATCATTTAATGGAAATGTGGATATAAGTGATAGATTAGTTGTATATGGAGATGTATCATTAAATGGAAATGTAGATATTTCAGATAAATTAGTTGTACAAGGAGATGCATCATTTAATAATAATGTAGATATATCAGAAAATTTAAATGTAAATGGAGATGTATCATTTCAAAGAAATTTAGATGTATCAGGGCAATTAGTAGCAACAACAATAAAAGTATTGGGTGATGTATCATTTGATGGATTTGTAGATATATCAGATAGATTACTAGTATATGGAGATGCATCATTTAATCAAGATCTAGAAATTGCAGGTAATTTAAATACAGGAGCAACAGATATAAGTGATACTTTGAATGTAGATGGAGATGTATCATTAAATGCAGATGTGGATATTTCTGGCGAATTAAATGTAAATGGTGATGTTTATCTCAATTCTAAGGTAGATATTTCAGACCAACTAAATGTAAATGGTGATGTTTCTCTCAATTCTAATCTAGATATATCAGAAAATCTATATGTAAATGGTGATGTATCATTCCAAAGAAATTTAGATGTATCAGGCCAATTAACAGCAACAACATTAAAAGTATTAGGTGATGTATCATTTGATGGTTTTGTAGATATTTCTGACAGATTAGTTGCATATGGCGATGCTTCATTTAACCAGGACGTAACTATTAGTGGAATATTACATGGTAATGAGTTAATAATTAATAGTGATGCATCATTTAATAATAATGTTACAATAAGTAATGAATTAATAGTAAATGGTGATGTTTCTCTCAACTCTAATGTAGATATATCAGAAAATCTATATGTAAATGGAGATGTTTCTTTCCAAAGAAACTTAGACGTAAGTGGATTATTAACAGTTACAACATTAAAAGTATTAGGTGATGTATCATTTGATGGTTTTGTAGATATTTCTGACAGATTAGTTGCATATGGCGATGCTTCATTTAATCAGGACGTAACTATTAGTGGAACATTACACGGTTATAAATTAATAATAAATAGTGATGCTTCTTTTAATAGTAATGTAGATATTTCTGAACAATTAATAGTAAATGGTGATGTTTCTCTCAACTCAAATGTTGATATTTCGGAAAATTTATATGTAAATGGTGATGTTTCATTCCAAAGAAACTTAGATGTATCAGGTCAAATAGTAGCAACTTCATTAAAAGTATTAGGGGACGTATCATTAAATGGAAATGTAGATATTTCAGATAGATTAGTTGTATATGGAGATACATCATTAAATGGAAATGTAGATATTTCAAATAGATTAGTAACTTATGGAGATGTATCATTAAATAGTAATGTTACAATAAAAGATAAATTAGATGTAGATGGAAATGCTTCATTTAATAAAAATGTAGATATTAGTATGAATTTAACAGTAAGTGGAGATACAATATTATCAACATTAAGAGTAATAGATTTAACAGAAACACGAATAGTATTTGTTGGACCAAGTGGAGAATTAATTGATAGTTCATTTTTAACATATGATGGTTCAAATTTAATAATAGATACTTCATCATCTATTCAAATTCCGGTAGGAACTACAGATGAAAGACCAAATCCAGCAGAACAAGGACAAATAAGATATAATATAACAGATAGCACATTTGAAGGTTATGATGGTAATAATTGGGGTTCATTAGGAGGTGTTAAAGATGTAGATGGTGATACATATATATTAGCGGAATCAAGTCCGGGTGCTGATAATGATGAATTAGAGTTTTTTAGTGCAGGAACTAAATATTTGTCTATAGATGGATGTGGTAATATTATAGTGGGTTCAAATATGTTTACAATTTCAGCAGAAACAGGATATACATCTATTGCTGGAGATGTTTCTTTAAATAATAATGTAGATATTTCAGAGAATTTATATGTAAATGGTGATGTAAGTTTTCAAAGAAATTTAGATGTAAGTGGACAAATAGTAGCAACATCATTAAAAGTATTAGGAGATGTATCATTTAATGGAAATGTTGATATAAGTGATAGATTAGTAGTAAATGGTGATGTATCTTTAAATGCAAATGTAGATATAAGTGATAGATTAGTTGTAAATGGAGATGTATCATTAAATGGAAATGTAGATATATCAAAAAATTTATATGTAAATCAAAATGTAAATGTAACTAATAAATTACTAGTTGATGGAGATGTATCTTTAAATTCAAATGTAGATATATCAAATCGTTTAAATGTAAACGACATAGCATTTGATGGATTAAGAAAAGATATAAATGTTTTAAATGGAGAGAATAATCTATTAGTAGCAGTAGGATCAGATAATACTACGGGAGATAGCAACAGAATAATATATTCTCATGATTTAGGTGATACATGGTTTAGCGTTGCTTCATCGTCGAGTATATTTACAGAAATAAATGTAGCCGGAACAGGAGTTGCATATAATGGTTCAATGTGGGTAGCTTCAGGTAGAGGTGGAAATCATGTAGCGTATTCATATGATGGAATAAATTGGAATGCTGGTGGCACTGTATCTACTCATAGTGGAAGAGATATAAAATATGATAGTTATAGAGGGAAATGGATTTTAGCATTACAAGGATCAAGTACACTAGCATATTCATATGATGGAATAAATTGGGTTTCATTAGGAAATAATTCAATTGATTCAAAAGTTATGGCATTAGATTTAAACAGTAGTCTATATGTTGCTACAGGTGAGGGAACAAATGTTTTAGTTTATTCATATGATTTAAATAATTGGAATGTAGTTTCACCAATTCCATTTCAACGAGGAAGATGTGTATTATGGACTGGTAGAAGATGGTTAGCAGGAGGAAGCATAGGAAGTGGAAATAGTTCGTTAGTTTATTCTGATGACGGAATAACATGGATTGATGTATCAAATGCAAATAATCTAGCACAAGGTTCATCATCAGTTTTTTCAACTGTAGTAAATAAAATAGCATCAAATAGTTCAACTATAGTTGCTGTTGGAAAAGGAGTAAATACTATAGCTTATTCAAAAGATCACGGTGAAACATTTACTGGATTAGGAACATTATATTTAACAATTGAAGGTTTTGCAGTAGAATGGTGTGGAACACATTTTATAGCAGGAGGAACAGGAAATGAAATGTTTAAATCAAAAGATGGTATAAATTGGACTGCAATAGCATCACCAGTTCTTCTTTCTACAAATGACATAACTTGGAATAAGAGTATTTATGGTTCATTGGTGCAGTTAAGAGAAGATTTAACAGAATTAGAAAATAAAATAGATGTATCTTATCGTTATGTAGATATAAGTTTAGATTTATTAGTAGAAGGAGATGTATCATTTCAAAATAATTTAGATATATGTGGTAATTTATTAGTAGGTGGTTATTCATTTGATGGTGTAAGAAGTGCTACAGAATATTTACATAATAATGAAAATATAGTAATTAGTGTAGGAGGTAATACAAATACTATAGGTTATTCATTTGATTATGGAATAACTTGGAATACTGTTCCTGGTTCTGCAGATTTAATAGGTGGTTCAAGTCATAATCCAGGTGCTACTGCGATAGCATATAACGGACATAGATGGGTTGTAATTGGTAATGGAATAAATATTGCACTTTATTCAGACGATGGATTAAATTGGAGTGGATATAATAGTACAAATCCAGGTGTAGAAGGACCTTTTGGAATAAGGGGATGGTGTATAAAATGGAATCCTCAAATAGGAAGATTTATAGCATCAGGACATTCCAGTGCAGGAGATTTATCAAATAATAATTTAGCCATGACAGAAGATGGTTCAGAATGGATTCCGTTAGGAAAACCAATGGGAAGTAAAACAGAATCATTTGATTTTAATCCATATGGTAGATATGTATATGTAGGAAGTGGAGGTACAAATTCAATAGCATATTCAGATGATTTTACAACATACACCAAATTAGGTAATTCAATTTTTTCAGTAGGTAGAAAAGTATTATGGATAGGAGGATCAAGATGGGTAGCAGTAGGAAAACCCGGAACTTGTGCTATAGCATTATCAGATACAAATGGAGAAACGTGGTATGATGTAAGTAATGCTGATGATTTAACACTAGGTTCATCTAGTTTATTTACTGATTGTGTAGCATTAGGATGGAATGGTTCGAGATTATTAGCAGGTGGTGATGGAAGTAATAGAATTGCATATTCAGATGATTTAGGTTTAACTTGGAAAATAGTATCGGGTCCAGAAACAATATTTACAAGTCAAATAAATTGTTTAGTATGGTGTGGCGTAAGATGGTTGGCTGGTGGCGCAACACCAAATAGATTAGCATATTCAGATGATAATGGTTTAACTTGGACAGCAGTAGAAAATGCATCACACACATTTAGTTCTCAAGTAATGGATATAGCATGGAATAAAAATTTTAATAGTGCATTAGCAAATGCCGCAACAAAAATAAATACTTCAATAGATGTATCATATAGATATGTAGATATAAGTTTAGATTTATTAGTAGAAGGTAGAGTAGATGTATCTGGTGATGTATCATTAAATTATAATGTAGATATTTTAAATAAATTAAATGTATTAGGAGATACATCTTTTAATGAAAATGTAGATATAACAAAACAATTAACAGTAGGAGGAACTACTATATTAAGAAGCGGAACAACTATAGAAAGCACCTTAGATGTTAGCGATACAGCAACTTTCGTAGGAAGTGGTAAAGGAGTAATAATAGAAAATGATTTAAGTGTAAATAATCACATTCATATGGGTTCACATTTATATGGTCCTCCAATACTTTATATTGATCCAGTTCATCATACAGCAGATAATTCAGGTTTATTAGTAATTCGCGCTGATCTTCAGGTTCTAGGAACACAAACAACAATAAATAGTCAAACAACAGAAGTAAGTAGTAATGTAATAGTTCACATACCATCAGCATTAAGTCAAGGTGGATTACAAGTAAAAGATGAAAATGATGTTTTACATGGATTTGTATTTAAAAATAGTCCCCACTTTAAATGGGATTTAAGTGATTCAATAGTATTTAGAAGTGATGCTTCATTTAATGAAGATGTTGATATATGTGGAACATTACATGTTAATGACATGATTGTAAATGGAGATGTATCATTTAATGGAAATGTAGACATATCTGAAAATTTATATGTAAATGGTGATGTATCATTCCAAAGAAATCTTGATGTATCTGGACAAATAAGAGCAAATGATGTTTCTTGTGATGATTTTAACGCAACAAGAATTAAAGTAGAAGATGAGAGAGTTGCTATTGGTTTAAATGCAGGCATTATAAGTCAAGGAACAGATGCAATTGGTATAGGTCATTTAGCCGGTCAAAATTCTCAAGGTTTTTATGCAATATCATTAGGAGAACAAGCAGGTCAATTAAGACAAGGTGCTAATTCAATTGGAATTGGTAGATTTGCAGGACAAACAGATCAATTGCAAAATTCAATAGCAATAGGAAGATTTGCTGGTAGAGAAAATCAGAATAGCGAATGTATAGCAATTGGATATGATGCGGGTAGTAGTGATCAAAGTTCTAATTCTATTGCAATTGGTAATCAAGCAGGTAAAACAAATCAAGGAACGGATGCAATAGCAATAGGTCGTCTTGCGGGTCTAACTAATCAAGGAACTAATGCAATTGCAATTGGTGCTGTTGCAAATGTAACAGATCAAAAAGAAAATAGTATAATAATCAGTGCTACTGGAAACCATAATCCAACAGATTTTTCAAATGCGTTATATATAAATCCAATTAGAAATGTTGATAACTCATTTTTACTTCAATATAATACTTCAACTAAAGAAATAACACATTCAAGAACATTAGATATAGATAAATTAAAAGTATTAGATATATCTTGTGAAAATATAGATGTAAGTTTAAATTTATTAGTAGAAGGAAGAGTAGATATTTCAGGTGATGTTTCACTCAATTCTTCTGTAACTATTACAGATAGATTAGTTGTAAGTGGAGATGTTTCTATGAATTCTAATGTAGATATATCAGAAAATTTATATGTAAATGGTGATGTATCATTCCAAAGAAATTTAGATGTGAGTGGTAGATTATTAGTAGATGGTAATTCATTTGCTGGTTTAAGACAAGATTTAAATGTATTAAATAATCAAGATAATATTATTGTAGCATTAGGGGATGTTGGTTCAGGAACAATAGCATATTCATTTGATTTTGGAGAGACATGGACTATAGTTCCTGGTTCAGATTCTATATTTTCATCATGGGCGTTTACACTTGATTATAACGGTTCAATATGGGTTGCTGGAGGTAAAGGAACAAATAATGTTGCATATTCATATGATGGAATAAATTGGACTGGTGGAGGAAGTCCATTTACTCATAGTGGAAGAAATATTAAATATAATAGTTATTTGGGATATTGGGTTGCTGGTGGACAAGGAGGAGAAGATTTAGAATTTTCATATGATGGAATTAATTGGACACCACATCCAGGAGCAAATATAGATGGAGTTACCAGTATTAGAGGATATGATTTTAATGAAACACGTCATGTAATTTCAACAACTGGTACAAATACATTAT